TGATTATAATGGCAATTTAAATGATTGGTGGTGTGAAAACGACAAAAAGATGTATTTAAAGTTTAAACAAAATATAATAAAGCAATATCTCCTTTTCTCAAAAAGAGATAATCAATCATTAAATATGTCTGATAATAGCATGTCTGAAAATTTTGCTGATATTAATGCTGTTAATATTTGTTGTGAATATTTAGAAGATTATCAAGACAAAAAACAAATGCCATTAATTTTTAGAAAAGAAATCTTTAAAAATTTCTTTTTATATTTCGCAAATTATCTTAAAGAAAAAACAAGAAAACAATTTATTACCTCAAGAATATTTAAGAATCTACACGCTTTAGATGAGTATAGAGTAAATATCCCATTATCAAGAGTTAAATTGTTTAAAGTTTTATATAATGTAAAAAAAGGCGATGGTATGTATTGGGATACAGATTTGACATTATTTTAATACTAAAAATAAGATAAATAGGACAAATAATAATATAAATGATTTATATTATTCATAATGGATACCACAGTTTTTGTCTCACTAACGGATAATTTATATTATGAAAAAGCAATGAGAACCATAAGAGATTTAAGAACTACCGGGACATGGTTAGGAACAATTGTGTTAATAACTATTGATGTTCAATTAAATCATGACATTAAAGAATTATATAATATAACTGATGTGAGTTTTCCTTTAATTGATAAAACATATTTACTTAATCAAATTAAAGGTGGTTTTCCAGATGGAGATGGTCGTGAAAATAATAAATTAAATCAGTGGGAAAAATTTCATGTTTTCGATGAATATTTTAAAAAATGGGACCGTGTCGTTTTTTTGGATGCTGGACTTAGAGTATTAGATTCAGTAAATTATTTATTAGAATTAGATTATAAAAACTCAATACTAGCCCCAAATGATGCCGCACCTTATAATAATCCAGACAAAATATTTAAATATCAATTAAGCAATTACAATTCAGAATTATTAAATAAAATTAAAATAGATTTTGGGAGTATATTTAATTCGCAGTATTTTTTAAATTGTATTTGGATTTACGATACTAAAATATTAAAAATATGTGATAAACAACAATTAATTAAAGCAATGAATGATTATCCTTTATGTAAAACCAACGAAATGACAATAATGAATTTATTATTTCACTTTAAATATAAATTATGGAAAGAATTTCCAATAAAAGCATCAAATTCAAAGTATTTATTTGAATGGTGTGAATCAAATCATCCACATTATACAAACTGGCAAAATTATTGTTATATAAAGTATCCCATAAGTATTGGTTTTAATGATCCATAAAACACTACCATTTTGAGGTTTTTTTCACGCTTATTTTTTGTCCAGCACCTCTTTTTTTAGAATTGTCAGGGTCATATTTTTCATCTTCATCATCAGATGTAATTCCTTTTGATAATTCCCAGAATTCTTTTGAACCAAGTTTAAAATCATTATGACTGTCTGCCTTATACCAAAACACCTGATCTTGTAATTTGTTTGATTTTACATTATTATTTATAACAAGACATTCATAATTTTCAGTACATTGGTCCATTACTTGTGAGAATGATTCAAATGTCGGAAACATACCAGCGTAATTTTCATAAATTCGTTTTCTGTTTGCTATATAAGGTTCTCTTAAAATAAACACATAATCAATATTTGTTCTTAGTGTAGGAGGAACACCTAGCGGATACTGCATTGTAATTATTAACATGAGTTTCCAATGTCTTCCATTAAGAAATAATAATCGCATCATTTTATCTCGTGACCATGCGTTATCGTATAAACAATCATCTAAAATAACAAATGTACGAGGGTCAATATTACTTTTTTTATATGTTTCAACTTCTTTTTTTATTTGTTTTAAAACTGAGCGTTGACGTTTTAAAATATTTTCAATAATAGCGGTGTTATATTCATTATGAATAAATAATTTGGGAACCATTTTACCATAAAATCCGTTACCTTCTTCTGTTCCTGAAATTACAGTTCCTATTGGAATATCTTGATGATAATATAATAAATCTCTTACTAAAAAACTTTTACCTGTATCTCTTCTTCCAATTAAAACTATTACAGGACCTTTTGATTCATTTGGTTTAAACGATATGTTTTTCATATCAAATTTTTTTAATTCTAATGACATAATATATATTTTATTTTATTTATTATAATATAATACGAATAATTTAATTATATTATAAGTTAAATAAAACAATTATTTATATATTAAATACCTAATATAATGTTTACAATAAATTATCAAAAAATAAAAAACAAAGAACTTTTAGAAACTTTAGAAAATAAGGATTGTTTATTTCTTTCTAAACCCCAAAATTATATTCCAATTTACACGAGATTTTTTACTTTAAATGAAACGAATTATTTAAATGTAAGTTTAAATCACCCATGGTATTTATTAAATGTTAAAGAACAAATAACTGGAAATGACTATTTATATTCGTGTTCTATAAAGAACATTAAAACGAATAAAATAAAAACAGATGTTAATGTGTTTTTTAAATTAGCGCCTGTATTAGACCCAATTAAATATTTAATTGGTAAATATGATATAAAAGACCCGAATTTGTTTAATTTACCGAATTACCAATCTACAATTAAAAATGTAAATCCAAAAATTTTAGATATAAATAATTCATCTTATGTCGACGGTTTTTTTGTATTTTTAACTTGTATATTAAAAAACACAATGGGTTTTTTACATGGTATAGATTATTATGGGTCATTTTTATCAATAAAAAATAATTATAAAATAAATGTAACTGATGAAGTCGACTTCTTGTGCGAATCTGACTTTTTTAATAAAAATCAAAATATATTATTTCATATAGATAATTACTTACTACAAAATAAAAAAGAACCAATAACCATTGACTATTCTGTTAGTCTAAAATCAAATCTTTCAATAAAATCAATAAATGATGATTTGTTTGATGATTTGTTTGAAAAAACGCATATTGATTTAGAAGATGTAAAGTCATATACATTAGATTTATGTGATATAACCAACACTAAATTAATTACGGAAAAAGATAATACAACCACTTTAAACTCAAACTCTACATTTTCTTCAAGAAGTTCTCATACTTCTAGCACAATTAGTCAAAATAGTATTGAAGATGAAAATATAGATGTTGTAGACAATAATACAGAACAAACCAATTATAAAGGCGATGATTGTCAAGAGACTGAAGAATCAGATGATAGTAGTAGTAGTAGTAGTAATTATTCAGAAGAAAATATCGACGCTACATTATATAAATTTCCAGTCCATGTTATTTGTATGGAACAAATCGAAAATACATTTGACGATTATATTTTAAATAATGAATTAACGGATGAAGAATGGTTAGCATATTTTATGCAGATTATTATGATTTTAATTACTTATCAAAAAATGTTTTCTTTTACACATAATGATCTGCATACAAATAATGTTATGTACAATACAACAAATATAAAATATTTATATTATTGTTATAATAAAACATACTATAAGGTTCCAACATTCGGGAAAATATTTAAAATTATAGATTTTGGTAGAAGTATTTATAAATTTAATAATAAATTATTTTGTAGCGATAGTTTTAATAGTAATGGTGACGCATCAACCCAATATAATACTGAACCATATTTTAATGAAAAGAAACCTAGATTAGAACCAAATTATAGTTTTGATTTATGTCGGTTAGCATGTTCCATATTTGATTATGTAGTGGATGATATTTATGAAATTAAGGATTTAACAAAGTGTGGACCTGTAGTAAAACTAATTGTGGAGTGGTGTTTAGATGATAAGGGTATAAATCTACTTTATAAAAATAACGGAATGGAAAGATACCCTGATTTTAAATTATATAAGATGATTGCTAGACATGTTCATAATCATACCCCACATGCACAATTACAAAGAAAGGAATTTAGTTCATTTAATATTAGTCAAAAGAAAATATCTAATAATGAGGTTATTTTCAATATTGATGCTTTACCAGTTTTGATTTAGTATATTTATATATTATTTGTAATATAAATATAATTTTAGTTGCTGTAATATTACAATTAAAATTCTGGATTATCTGTAAAAACAACAGGAGCATTTATAATATCATTAATATTTATAACTGGCATTAATTGGTCAATTAAAAAGTTTCCAACAATCACCGAAAAATATACTAATAAGGTATCTCGAATTAATAATTTTAATGGTTTACTTTCTTTTTCTATAAATCTCATTTCAATAAATTTTGAAATAAAAAAAACAATAGAAATTATTGTGGCAAATATAAAAATATTATTCATTTTAAAATGAATAATCATATTCTTATTTTACATTTTACGCAATTAAAATAATTATTCTAATACTTCAATATCATCAATTAATAAATCAGGCAATAAATTTGTTTCTAGAAGGTCCATATTCTGCACATCAAAGTTGTCTAAATTGATGTCTTGGTCCGAAATTTTAATTTTAATATTATCGTCGTCATTTTCAAATTCCAATTTTCGTTGATTATTTCTATACTCGCTTAACTCTTCTAATCGTTCAAGTGTTTTGGGTGCTTGTATATTACTATCATTATTATTTGTATCACGAATATAATCAGTATCATTAAAGGATAACTTAGAGACGTTATTAACAGGTTCATTATTAACAGTCTCATTATTTGGTTTTTGCTGAATAACTGGTTCAGGTGTTTCATGAGTAGGTATTTCTTCATTTATTACTTGTTCTTTAATTTCCTCAATAACTTCTTCTTCAATTGTTTCATCCATATATGCCTTTAAAATAGTCTCAACCGGTATACTATCTCTGATAGTATTTAAAATACATTCTTGAACGATTATTTCCATTTCTCTATTATGTTTTTGAATTTGTAATGGTGAAATATTTATTTCAAATAAATATACATTTTTATAAAGTTTTCTTGCTACATTAATATATATTTTATGAATAAATTCATCTAATTTTGGGATATTAATATCAATCTTTTTTTGTTTATTACCAGCACGCATACTAGTTAAAATTTTAAGTTGTATAATATGTACACAAGTTACCAAATCTTCTAAATAGCCACACCCGCTTTTTTCACAAATTCTTTTTTTTTCTTGTTCAATAATAGAAGTATTCCATTTTGGAACTCTTGAAATAAAATTTTGAAATGTCATTAAATACTTATTGAGTTCATTGTTATCTTTACATAGTTTATATGATTCATCAAATATAGATTTATAACCTTCAATTATAAAAGGTGTTAAAATGGTAATTAATCTTGCGCACCATTCATTCTTTGATTCATGAAGCGAACTAATATTAAAATCATCCATAATATTATGTTATTTATATTATTTATATTTTTAACTAATGATAAATTACATGAATGAAATATTTTCTAAATTATAATTTCTGTCTAAAAACAAAAAGTTTAAAATAAATAACATTAATAACTTTTCATTTCTAAAATCCTTTCTTACTTTATTATATGCTATGAGTAATTCATACCTTTTACAAGTTGCGATATTTAAAAATTTGGTGTTTTCGATTAAATTTATAATATCTATTCCATTATAACCTTTTTCATATAATTTTGTTGACAACTCTAATAAACCTGCTCCATTTATTATTTCGTTTTCTTTTTTTAAAAGTTCTTTTTTTAAACAGTCGATTCTTAGATTTTTTATGGGTTGTATGTTATATGTCTCACTTAAATTATACTTATATAAATTAATGGTGGAACCATTATATACAGGTTCATGAACATATATTTCACAAAATCGTGAAAGTATAGGTTTTAATAATTTATATTTATCTTCGACAATTATAAAAAA